CAAGCCGAAGGCGACGGCCAAGAAAAAGTCCGCTAAAAAGGAAGCACCCTCGGAGGCTGACTGATGCCTAGCGGACCCGGCACCTACGGCTCCAAGATGGGCCGTCCGCCTAAGAAAAAGAAAAAGAAGGGCGGCAAGAAAAAGTAATGGCACGGAAGCTGCGGCGAGTTCCGAAGGACAAGGCCACTGGCCTGCCTAAAAAGTACCTGTCGGGTGCGAAGAACCGCGCTGCCAAAGCCCGTGAGATCAAGCGAACTGCTGACGCCTACAAGGCTGGGGAGTTCATCGACATCAAAGCTGTTTCCGCATCGAGGACCAAGCAAGGTGGCACCAAAAAGAAAACCACTAAGCGCCGCAACAAAAAAGTCTCTAAAAGAAAAGGCTGAAAAGTCCAAGTTCTTTTACGGCGAGTTGGCTGCGGTGTATCGCAAGGGTCAGGGTGCCTACCTGTCGAGCGGTTCCCGTAACGTTCCGATGGCGGCCTGGGCTATGGGTCGGGTGAATAGCTATATGCGAGGCGACAAGGCTCGAACCGCTGATGCCGCGATCTACGCCCGCTACAACAAAAAGCGATGAGCATCACCTATAGGGGCGAGACGTTCAGCGGTTACAACAAGCCGAAGCGGACACCCGATCATCCGAAGAAAAGTCACGCCGTCCTTGCCAAAGAGGGAGACAAAATCAAGCTGATTCGATTCGGACAGCAAGGCGTATCAGGCTCGCCGCCGAAACAGGGCGAGTCAAAAAGCAGCAAGGCGCGACGTGCATCATTCAAAAAACGACACGCGAAAAACATCGCTAGGGGCAAGATGTTCCCTGCTTACTGGGCCGATCAGGTGAAGTGGTGAGAGCTTGTTACCATTAGGCTGCAATTTAGCCCGTGGCTAATTCATGTCTGAGGAAAACACTGCCCCCGTGGGGCAAGATGTTGACGCACAAAAATGGCAGGCGGAGCTTGACGCAATGCGTCGAAAAAACGCCGAGCTACTTAAAGAATACAAAGACTTCAAGGAGTCAGTCAAAACGGTTCCTGACGGTGTAGACGTTCAAGAGTTGCTTGAGTTCAAGCGCAGCGTTGAACAAAACAAGCTCGAATCAGAAGGCAAGTACACCGAAGCGCGACAGGCTTTGGAGCAGCAATTCCGTGAGGCGGCGGAAGCGAAGGACAAGCGCATCGCAGAACTTGAAGCGCGAGTGCGAGAACTTGAGTTGATCGCACCTGCAAATAGCGCTTTAGCGGAAGTCGTTCACGACCCCAGCATTGTGTTTAAGGCGCAGCTGCTGAATCCGAACCAGATCGAGCGCGAGGCCGACGGCACGGTTGTAGTTGTTAACGGTTACGAGCGCAAGCCTATTAACGAATGGGCCAAGACTTTGCCGAGCTATATGCAGAAAGCGCCGAAGCCTATGGGTAGCGGTGCCCCGTCTGGTCGGAGCGTCGGCGGTGATATTCCCGCAGGGACAAAAAATCCTTTCTCCAAAGAGTCCTACAACCTCACAGAACAGTCCCGGCTGTATCGCACGGACCGGGATATGTATGAGAGGTTGAAAGCTGCTGCCAGCCGTTAATATGTTTGTTAAGGCAAAGCCGTGCTGAGCCAAACTGGGCCGTGCCCACACCGTAAACATCTTATTTGAGGATCTGTCATGGCGACTCTTCGCTCTGACATCATCATCCCCGAGGTATTTACGCCGTATGTCATTGAGCAAACCACTCAGCGTGATGCCTTCCTGGCTAGCGGTGTGGTGCAGCCGATGGCTGAGCTAAATGCTGCCGAGGATGGTGGTGACTTCGTTCAAGTGCCTTTTTACAAGGCCAACCTGTCAGGCGATTTTGAGCGTCTGACGGATAGCTCTTCCCTGACCCCAGGCAAGATCAGCGCAGATAAGCAGGTTGCTGCTGTTCTGCACCGTGGTCGCGCTTTTGAGTCTCGTGATCTGGCTGCTCTGGCTGCCGGTTCTGACCCGATGGCTGCTATCGGCAACAAGATTGCTGACTACATCGCCAACCAACGTCAGAAGGATCTGCTGTCCTGCCTGGCTGGCATCTTTGGTGCTGTTGGTGATACCAGCTCCGCATCTTTCGCAGCTCTGGCTGTTGACGGTGCTTCCGGTGACACCCCTACTCAACTAACTGCCCGTCAGATTGTCGAAGGTCAGTCCCTGCTGGGCGACCAAGGCGACAAGCTGGCTGCAATCGTTGTTCACCCCAAGGTGTACTACGACCTGAAGGAGCGCCGTGCTCTGGACATGATCTACGACGATGCAGGCCAGCCTGACACCGCCGCAGCTCAAGGTTCACTGGCTAATGCCTTTGGCCCGGTTGCTGTTCCCACCTTCATGGGGATGCGCGTGATCGTGTCTGCTGATGTGCAGACCGCTGGCTCTGGTGCTTCTACCGAATACGCCAGCTACATGTTCACCCAAGGTGCCGTTGGCTCCGGTGAGCAACTCGGACTTCAGACCGAGACCGACCGTGACATCCTCGCTAAGAGCGATGCCATGTCGATCGATCTGCACTATGTGTATCACCCGATCGGTTCTTCGTTCTCCACTTCCGTTTCCAACCCAACTCGGGCACAACTGGAAACCGTGGGTAACTGGACCAAGGTGTACGAGACCAACAACATTGGCATCGTGCGGATTACCACCACCAGCGCACTCGACTGAGGAGGTAACTAACCATGGCATCCATTTTTGAGGCAACGGCTGGCAATCTTGTCGGCCCCGCTACTGGCGGTACTGTCACCCAGGCCACCAGCAAGGCAACCGCTGTGACTCTCAACGCAGAGTCCGGCCAGATCACCCTTGACGATGCTGCACTTGCAGCAGCCGCTGAGGTTTCTTTCACTGTCAACAACGACAAGATCGCCGCTACTGACGTGGTGATCTGCAACCACGCTTCCGCTGGAACCGCTGGTTCTTACCTTGTGCAGGCAAACAGCATTGCTGCTGGATCTTTCAAGATCACTGTGGCAAACCTGTCGACTGGCTCACTCGGTGAGGCAATCGTTGTCAACTTCGTGGCTCTGAAGGGCGCTAGCTCCTGATGGGTCTTTTCGCCTTCAGGCGGATGAAGGAACGTGAGGCCGCTGCACAAGCGGCGGTCTCCGCTCCTGATAAGCCGACCAAACAGACTTCTACTGTGACGCCCGATGGCAGTAACAATCGACGCAACAGCGGGCGGCGCAAACGCCAACAGCTACATAACCCTGGCCCAAGCTGACGCCTACGTTGAGGCGATGATCAGCAGTACTGATGTCAGCAAGTGGAGCACAGGCACTGACGACACACGCAACAGGGCGTTAGCAGCAGCAACACAACGCCTTGACCGTGAAAGGTTTATTGGGGCAAGAGCAACGGACACACAGGCCTTGCAATGGCCGCGCACTGGTGTTCGCAAGCCTGATACCTACGTCAATACATACGCAACGGGCTTCCCTTTTCGCATTTCTGAGGATTACTTCACCGACGAAGAGATCCCAGATCAAATCAAGCGGGCACAGATTGAGCTTGCTGTTTACCTGAAGAACAACACAGACGGCATCAGTCTGAGCGGCTTGAACGATTACAAGAGCGTCAGCATTGGCAGCATTAGCGTCACACCTGACAAGGCTGGCGCAGTTGGGGCTGACCATGTTCCGCCGATGTTTGAAAGGTACTTGACTGGTCTTAGAATTAGTGGACCAGGCAACATCGCTATCAAACGGAGCTGACCATGTACGGAGACCTGAAAGGCGGCTTCGAGTTCATCTCAGACACCGCTGAGCACACTGGTCGCTTTTGCTTGATTTACTTCAAGGAAGACACCGTCATCAGTGCAATCACTGTGCAGAACGCAACCGGCAACAGCTTGGCCGGTGAGACTTTTGTGGCTGACACCAAGCTGTCGGGGATTATCACCAGCATTACGCTGACCAGCGGTGCTTGCCTTGCTTATCGCGTCTGATGGCACTTGCTGACTCGCTGGGCAAGGTTGCAACTAACGTCTTGAAGGCGTTGGGTGCCGACGTGACGATCCGTTATGTCACCAGTGGCAGCTACAACACCACGACTGGTTTAAGCGCTGAAT